CGTATAGGCAAGCAAAATTTAGAGTTTTAGCTTGCTGCCGTGATATCCCCACAAGGTCGGCCATCGCTTGATGTACGTCCGCGCCTGCCATGACCTCCCTTATAAGGCCCGTTTCCCCTGCGTAATCTAGCATCAATCTGTACTCTTGTTGGGAGTAGTCGATCATTACAAACGCGTGATCAGGATCTGGGATGAAGCATTTTCGCACGCAGGACCGTACATCCTCCACAGTTTCTTCTTTAGGCACGTTTTGCAAATTGGGATCAGAGTAGGAGAATCTTCCAGTTTCCGTGCCCCCTTGCTTCATGTCAGGATGGATACGGTCAAAGGTATCAACAAAATGCAAAAAAGAGCTGTAGTATGTCCCGTCACGTTTTGCGTGGTGGCGGATCTTACGCACCCCTTCTGCCAGGGGACCCGATAGTGTCTCAAGGACAGCGTCAGTGAATGAGGGATTCCCTTTGTCTGTTTTCGGTAGCTCCTTGTATCCGGCTTTTGCAAAGATAGCAGCTAGGAATTTATTGGAGTCCCTGAATTCTTCCCCCGCGGCCATGTTTTTAAAATCGAGTAGAGCCCTATTAAGAGCGTTTTTTTCAAACGCGCTAGCAGATTTGATATATTCTAAGTCTACACGCACCCCGGAATACTCCATATCGTGGCATACCTTGGTGAGCCTGAGCTCATTGTCAGAAATGTGTGAAATAGCGTGTTTAAACACCCCTTTTTCGGTGTTATTTATCTGTTTTTGGAGGTGTTTTCCTACCTTTAAATGGAGTCTGGCGTCTTTCTCACCATACGGCTGCATGATGTCCAGGGGTACCTGCCAATATCTTTTATGGAGCCAATTTCTCTTTTTGCCGGGAATTTTCTCTCTGGTATAGAGATTATTTGCCATTATAAACGTATCAACGGCATCGTCCTTTTCTTCTCCGAGCCTTCGGGCACTGGCAGCTAGAGAATACATTGAGGACCCTCCAAAATAGTTATTCTTTAGGACCCTGCCATGCGCATTGGTGCAAAAAAAGTCCCCATGCATCTTAAGCCTTTCTTTTCTAAGCATGCGCATATCAAACTTTGCATTAGAAATAAAGAAGGTCGCCCCCTTCCTGAAAAGGGGTTGTAGATTTTTGATAAAGGACCTATCAAGGCATGGGGCTTCCTGTTTATTATTAAAATTAAAGTAATAACTATCCGCATTGGTGGCTAAGATGATAGAAAACAAGCTATCATGCCAGAACACTCCCGATGTTTCGGTGTCTAGGCCATAGTCGCTTTCTTTTAAAAGCGCATGCACAGCTATTTCAAAGCTACTGCCACTATCTACAAGCATTATTAACCCATTAAAGACTTGATCAGCCCACGAATGATATCACTCTCTGAGCGAATACCATGCTTTTGCTTATACTCACCAAGAAAATCTTTCATCTCTTCTGAAACACGTAAGAACATAGGTACGTTATTATATGTACTCCCCGCTTTTGGCAGTGTTTCACTCAAACTCTGACTCAGAGTATTGCTTTTTCTTTGCACCTTTTTTCTTAGTGGTTTTTTTACTATTTTCTTCTTCATTTATTTTCTCTCCTATAATATATACAGGCCCGTTCCAAGTTTTATGGAAAGACCTTTCTTCGTATGATTTCAAATCCATAAAGCTAAGCTGCCTATGGTCTATTGCTAATCGTCTAGAATCCCTTTGGTTCTTTGAGACAATTAAGGGCATTTGGCCAGAAGACAAACTCTTTTGCAAAGCATTTGTAGCTCCCCTTAGCGCCTCAGCCTCAGTTAAATTTCTCTTACGTATTAATGACATCTAAAACCTCCCTTTTAAAAGGCATCTTTTTTGCCTTCTCCTCTTCAAAAAGTGAGCTCTTCACTCTTTTCACCCATTTTTTAGTGAACACGGGCTCCGCTGTGCCCCTACACGTTTGCCAAGAATACCCATCTTCTTTGGCGGCTTTCTGTAACTCTTTTGCAACAAGCTCTGTCTTGCCCCAGGGTTTAGGTAAAAGAGCTGTCATGTAAACCCAAGGCTCATCACGATATTCCTCTATCAAAAGCCTTGTTAGTCCCCTGTGTTCCATTAGTGTACGCACGGCCTCAACATCTGCCTTCGCACCGTGTGCATTTGGCACATAAATCCCGTGGTCTAGGCAAATATGAGAGAGCTGTCTGCACCTATAAAAATCCTCGTAGGCAACATCGCTAAGAGCGCAGGCCCAATTTAATCGGGGCACCTCAGAGCGTGAATACTGCCGCGCGTATTCCATACCGAATACGCGACTATCAAATACTGCGTTGTATGCAATAACAAGGTCACATGTATCCAATAAAGATACAATCTCTTCTAGAGCGCTTGAGGTATGTGGGGTTGTGGCAGGAAGACGCGGCTCTTCCACGCCACAAACTCTCATTGCATGCGAGCAGATATCTTCATAGTCATCGGCCCACATTAAACCCTCATAAGTTTTAAATTCTTTGAAGTCGTCGCTGGCAACACAAACGGCCCATCCCCAAGGACGAGCCGTATCTGTATTTGCACTTGTTGTTTCAAAATCTATGATGGCAACAGACATTTAGAATTTACCTGTGTCCTCTGTGTTTTCTTTAACATCAGCGTCTAAATCTCTATCATCTGTTTTGATACTCACATCAGATTTTACAGCTTTAAACCATTTAAATGCTTCTGCTAACTCGATGTCAGTTGCTTTTCTTGATGGCTCAACATCCATGACAGCAAATTTGCCCTTGTCATTCTCTGTTTTCTTCACGGTAAGTTTCATAACCATACCAGCGGGGGACAAACCTGCCGCGCGGTTAGTCATGTACATTTGAGTGGATAGCTTCCTGCCGTTTCGTAAAGACGTTGATCTAAACGAAACAATCTTAGGAAGCGCATTACCCTCAGCAGATAGAACGCTCGGCAAAATTACAAAAAATTGCAATGTACGTATCCTAGAAATCCCGTGTTCTTCATCTTCAAATGGCAAGTTGTCGTTAGAAGAATCAATGACAACAGTACGCAAATATTTGTACTCGTCTTCGTCTTTGTTGTATTGTTTTTCAATCCAAACTGGCGCAAAATGAAACGGAATAATCTCTAAAGGCTCTGTGGCCGATCCCAATTTTTCCATCGTTAGGGAATCCCTAAGCTCTCCATAAGCTGCTTGATCGTCTGCAACTTGCTTACTCATAAGCTGCATAAGCATCACTCTTGGTATAATCGTGTCACGGCTTGACACTTGTGGGGCTTGTCCCCAATCATCCAAATTTGCACCTTCGGTTATAACAGTTACTCCTGTGTTTTGTTTTTTAACTACTTCTTTTTTCTTGGTTCCCATAATTCCTATTTTCCTTTTCTAAAGCTAAGTGACTCTCTGTGCGTTGGTGGATCAAGACCCGGTATCTCTACAAGTGGTTCCCTCTCCTTTTCCTCGTTGGCAAAGGAGTTAAGGGTTCCAGAGTGGATACTAAGAAGACCCATAAGCGCATCCGCCCCGTGCTTTTGTTTGATATACTCAAAAAGTGCTCCCTTTGAGGTTAATCCTTTTGGAGTGGTGTATTGGTAGCGACCTCTGATTGAAACAGTGCCAAGTCCATCAACATTCCATTTAGTTTTACCTGCTTTTTTAAGCATCTCTAAAACTTTTTTCTGCAACTCTTCATACGCAAGACGCGTTTCAGTTGCTATCTTTTTTTCTTTCTCATACGCAGCGTAAGTCTCCTGCATGTTTATAACAAGCTCATCAAGCTCCTTTGTTGAAACCTCTTGAGCTCCTGCTTCGTCCCATTCATCTAAATTAATCATATTTTCTATCCCTTTCTATAATTCACTAGCGATATCTAAAATTCTATCAGCCAGCTTCTGCTTAGTTGATAGCGCCTGTATGACAAGCTCGTCAATAGTATTCTCTGCAACTAGATCAATTCGCGTAACTTTTGCGTGCATATCAGACCCGCCTCTATAATTACGCGCCTCCGATTGCATGTCATTCTCCAAAGAAAAGTCATACGAGTAATAAATACTAGTGTTTGCCTCAACAAGATTAACACCAATACCGGCGGCCTGCTGGTTGGCAACGATGACGCGCACCGAATCGTCCTCGCGAAAAGCGCGCATGCTCTCTTCTTTTTGCTTGGCATCTAGGCTACCGTTAAGCAAAGTATACCCAACACCCAGCCCATCAAGCATGTACGCGATATCCTTATGGTTTTGCTTAAACTTTGCCCAAATAATAATCTTAGATTCAACACTCCCCGTCTCAACTAAATCCCTTAAAGCATCCATCCGAGGGTTCACCCTTACAGGATACTCTCCCCCATCCTCGCCCTTAACAAAACCAGAGGTGATCTGCATCATACGCAATGCTTTAGTCACAGCCAAATTGGCAACAACGGCTATAGGGGTTCCGATATCCTTTTCTCTTTCAATAAAGGTAATAAACTCATTTTTCATTTGCTTATACATCTTGGCTTGCTCTACGCCCAAGGGCACCTTAATCGTCTGCCGTATAAACGGAGGTAAATCCAAACAATCTTTCTTAAGGACCCTGTGCGCACGCCGAGTCCTATCACCAAAGTAATACATCTTATCGTGAATCTCTCCCATCATCTCCATACGCTCACGAAAATCAGGGAAATAATTGCGCTTTGTCTGCCACTTGGCATTGATATCCTCGAAATATCTATTCCGAAAGGCATAAAAATTCACACCAAAAGCCTCCCCCCCATCTAATATTCTATAAAGATGAAAGATATCCTGCGCGGAATTGAGTACCGGGGAGCCAGTTAGCAAATACTTATGCTCTGCCCGATCCGCAAGCTCTCTTACCAAAACAGCGCGCTTTGATTTATGATTCTTTAATTTATGAGCCTCATCCATGATAAGGATTTCAGGGTTCCATGCTTTAAAGGCCGCATACAACTCTTTATTTTGCACCGACTCATAATTAACAATGACAATCCTATTTTTGGTAACAGACCCCTTATAATCCATAGTGGCCTTAACGAAAGCCTTGCGCTTTGCAGCGCCGCTCTTGTGATTAAGCACAATGATATCTGTGTCTTTAATCTTAGAGAAAAAAGCAAACTCACGCTTCCAATTCTCCAGGGTAATCAGCGGAGAGAATATCAAAGTCCTGCGAACATGCCCCTTACGCGCATACAAATACCGCAATGTTGTAATAGCAGTACCAGTTTTTCCAGCGCCCATCTCATAAAACCAAGCAAAGTTCTTCTTCTCTAAGGCAAACGATACCCCGTCTTTTTGATGCTGCCATAATTCTCTTAACATATCACCCATGATATCCTTACTTATATACGCTTGTCAAAACGATTCTAACTCCGAAGTACCAAAACGAATACCTTCGATCCCACGAGTCCTGGCTCCATCCACTCGCCTG